GGTTCATTCCCACCTTGTGGCAGGTCAAAGGGTGAGAAAAGATCAAAGTATCCAAAATGCGTGCCTTTAGCTAAAGCTAGAAGCATGTCAGCTTCCAAGCGCAGAGGTGCTGTAAAGCGTAAACAAGCCAAATCTAACAAGGGACCTAAACCCTCATATGCTAGAACATGATTGAAAGAGCAGGTGAAAAATTTTCTGGCTACAATAAGCCAAAACGCTCCAGAACCAAGACAAAGAAGTTTGCTGTACTTGCCAAGGTAGGCAGTAAGGTTAGATTGATTAGGTTTGGTGACGCTAATATGACAATTAAAAAAGATCAACCAGCACGTAGGAAATCATTTAGAGCAAGGCATAAGTGTGCTACTGCTAAAGATAAACTAACAGCAAGATATTGGAGTTGTAAAAAATGGTAGACATCAAATACATCAATAGAAAAATAAAACAACAAGAAATGGATAAGAGGATTGAGAAGTACAAAGAAGACCTTAAAAAGAAGAAACAACAGTCATCTAGTACCAATACTCATGATTCAAAATAAACAGCGATTTTACCCTATTTAAGGGCTTTATATGAGATGTTAAGAATTCAACGACAAGTAGCAGTTAAACGGAGGAGAGATGAGCTTAGAAAAGAACAAGAAAAGAGCAAAAGAAATAGAAAAAAATCTAGCAAAAGAAAAGCGTGAGTACAGAAACACCAGAATGAAACAATGTTTGGAGGTTAAAATGCTCAAAGGACATTCACTAGAACAAGCTACCAAGCTATGTTCAGGACTAATTGATAGCTAATGGCTTATCATTCCATAGAAAAATTAAGAAAATACAACCATGGTGCTTTAAAAAAATTGCGAATTGCAGTTAAATTAACTCATATGAAAGACCTACCTAAAGAGGGATTGACAGATAGAGAGTGTGATAGGGTATTAGAAGCCTTGAATCCAGTCACATTAGAGAAGCTTTACAAACTAGCAGTAGACCATGACATCGTTAACCTATAAGCCAGACGGCGACGTAATCAAACAATTCATGAAAGACACGTCTTTTTTTCGTGGGCTTCGTGGACCAGTAGGTAGTGGTAAATCAGTCTCTTGTTGTATTGAAATATTGAGACGTGCCTTAGAACAAAAACCATCGGAAGATGGAATCAAAAGATCAAGATGGGCTGTGATAAGAAACACCAACCCACAATTGAAAACAACTACAATAAAAACGTGGCTTGATTGGTTTCCTGAAGAAACGTGGGGCAAGTTTACATGGTCAGTACCCTATACCCATAAAATAAAAAAAGGCGATTTAGAATTGGAAGTTATTTTTTTAGCCCTTGATAGACCAGAAGATGTCAAGAAACTACTATCATTGGAGCTAACAGGTGTATGGATTAATGAAGCAAGAGAAATACCTAAGTCAATTGTTGACGCATGTACTATGAGGGTTGGAAGATATCCTAGTATGCGTGACGGTGGTCCCACATGGTATGGCGTTATATGTGATACCAACCCACCAGATACAGACCATTGGTGGTCAATCCTTGCAGGTGAAACTGTTATCCCAGATTATATAACTAAGCAAGAAGCTAAGATGTTAGTGAAGCCTGATAACTGGAGGTTTTTTAATCAACCCCCAGCTATGTTAGAGCAGTACGATGATAGAGGTGAATTGAACACCTATAACGACAATACTAACAAAGAAAATGGAAAGAATCTAACTAAGAATTATTATGAAAATATTATACGCGGTAAGACTAAATCATGGATTGATGTCTATGTTTTAAACAAATTAGGTCAAGTAGAAGATGGGAAACCTGTATATGAAATGTTTAATAGAGATGTGCATGTAGCTAAAAGCGATATAGCTATAGTGCCACAAGCCCCAGTTTACGTAGGCATAGACTTTGGATTAACCCCAGCGTGTGTCTTTGGGCAGAAACTTAGAGGTAGATGGCTTATTATTGATGAGCTTGTAGCAGAGGATATGGGTATATTACGCTTCAGCGATCTAATGAAATCTAAAATGGCAGAGTATTTACCTAGAGATTTTACAATATTTGGCGACCCAGCAGGTGACCATAGGGCGCAGACAGACGAATCTACACCATTTCAGATACTAAAAGGCAGAGGAATTATGGCAAGACCAACTCATTCCAACGATGTTTCATTGCGTTTGGAAAGTGTCAATGCTACATTACAGAGAATGATTGATGGCGAAAGTGGTTTATTAATAGACCCTAAGTGCGTTAACATTATAAAAGGTTTTGATGGAGGTTATCATTACAGACGTATGCAAGTATCAGGAGAAAGATACGATGAAAAGCCTAACAAGAATAGGTTTTCGCATATACATGACGCATTACAGTACATGTTGCTAGGTGCTGGAGAGGGAAGAAGCTTGACAGTAGGTCAATCTAATTCAAGACCAGTAGTAGCTAAAAGAAACTTTAATGTGTTTGATTTGAAATCAAAATCAATTTATGAAAGGAGAAAATAGAAATGTGTGGAAATCCATTTAGTAGCCCAAGTATTCCTGCACCACCCCCACCTCCACCAGAGGATGAGAGTGCAAGAGACGCTCGTAAAAGAATGCGAGAAGACGAGCAGAAAGAAACGGCTGAGAAAAAACGTGATGATTTAGAAAATAGAATCGCCGCTTTGTATGGGACAACAGGCAGAAGATCGCTCTTAACTGGTAGAACAGGGGGACAGGGTTTTAAAGTTGGCTCTGAACTTATGAGTAATCGTACACTAGGAGCATAATTTGGCTGTAATAGACACCTACGCTCCTAGTATTAGCCAACATGATAGTCCTGTTAATGCTTTATTGAAGCGTTATGAATCTGCAAAAGCAGTAAAAGACCAATGGAAAGGCACGTTTGAAGAGTGCTATGAGTTTGCTTTACCACAAAAAGAATCATTTTATGATGAAACACAGGGTAGAAGACGCACAGATAGAATCTTTGATGAAACAGCAGTCGTTGGAATCCAAGAGTTTGCTTCAAGATTACAGTCAGGAATCGTACCAAACTTCAGTAGATGGGCAGAATTCAGGGCTGGTAATGAAATTCCAAAGGAAGATAAAAAAGAAGTAGACCTGTTACTAGACGAAGTAACTGAATATGTATTTGAGTTATTGCAAAACTCTAACTTCTCACAAGAAGTACATGAATCATTTTTAGACATAGCATTAGGAACAGCAGTGCTTTTAGTAGAAGAGGGAGACGCAGTTAACCCTATAGTTTTCAAAAGTATTCCATTACCACAGGTTTATTTGTCATCTGGATATGATGATAAGGTCGATCATGTGTTTAGAGAAAGACAAATTAGAGCAAAAGATATGTTAATTGCTTACCCAGATGGACAACTTAGCGACGATATGAAGCGTGATATGATAGAAAATCCTGAAAAAATGTGTGAAATTATAGAGGTTGTATACAAAAATCATGCCAATACAAAGGATGATGAGTACCATTATTGTGCTATTTCACCAGAACATGAGCATAAAATATACGAAGAAGTCTATAAAGGACTAGGTGCTAACCCATTTATTGTATACAGATGGTCTAAAAGTAGCGGAGAAACCTATGGTCGTGGACCATTGATGAATGCTTTACCTGCTATTAAGACTGCAAATCTACTTATTGAAATGGTTTTAGAAAATGCACAGATGTCTATATCTGGCATGTATCAAGTTGAAGATGACGGCGTAGTTAACGTAGATAATATCTCATTGATTCCGGGAACAATAATTCCTAAAGCTGCTGGGTCGTCTGGACTACAGCCAATACCACAAGCTGGAAACTTTAATGTTAGTGACTTGGTTTTAAAAGACCAAAGAAACAATATTAAGAAAGCCTTATATAATGATATGTTGGGAATGCCTAATCAGTCTACACCAATGTCTGCAACAGAAGTAGCAGAAAGACAAGCTGATTTATCACGCCAAATTGGTGCAGCATTCGGAAGATTACAAGCAGAATTAGTAACACCAGTATTACAAAGAGTAGTTTATATTCTTAAAAAACAAGGAAGAATTAAAATACCTAAAGTAAACGGTAGAGAAATAAAAGTAACTTCATCAAGTCCACTAGCACAGGCACAATACCAACAAGATGTAGCTACAGTAGACAGATTTTTAGCAATGATACAAGGCAGAGTAGGTCCAGAACTTACAAATTTGATAGTAGATCAAATGAAAGTAGCTAAGTATGTAGCTAAAAAACTAGGGGTGCCAGAAGAATTGGTGCGTTCTGAAGAGGAAATGCAAGCCGCAGCTCAACAAATGCAACAAATGATGGCACAACAACAGCAATCAACAGAACCACAAGGAGAATAATTATGCCAATGGGTAAAGGAACTTATGGAAGTAAGGTTGGTCGTCCACCAATGAAAAAGAAAAAGGACAGCATGAAGAAGAAAAAAAAGAAAAAGTGAGGTCTTTATGACAGAGAACAAGCCCAATAAACTTATTGGATTAGACGGCATGACCAGACAATCTAAAGATGAGGAGAACTTAAATACTTTGTGTTTTGGTGTATTCAACACCGTATCAGGAAAAGAAATCTTAAAGTACTTGAAATCCTTAACCTTAGACGCAGTAGCTGGTCCAGAAATATCCAATGAACAATTGAGACATTTAGAGGGACAAAGATACATTGTTGGTTTATTACAAAGAAGAATCAACAAAGGTACTAGTCAAAAATTAGTTAAGGAGAATAACAATGGCTGAAGAGCAACAAGCAGTAGAATCTACTGAACAAGCAACACAAGAACCCGTACAACAAGAAACAGAAAATGTTTCACGTGAAACATCTGAACCTGAAGTTTTAGCAGATAGACCAGACTTTGTACCAGAAAAATTTTGGAATGAAGAAACTGGTGAAGTTAAACTTCAAGATATATGCCACTCATATAGCAATGCAGAACAGCTTATTTCTGGAAAAGAAGAAGCATGGGAAGAAAGAATTAAGTCTAAAATGGATTTAGAAAGCAAAGAACTTATTCCTGAATCGCCAGATAAGTATGAGCTTCCTGATTTGCTAGAGGGAATCAATGAAGAAATGGTAGAATCTAACCCAATTATGGAAGATTTTAGAAAATATGCTCATGAAAACAAGGTATCACCAGATCAATTTAAAAACTTAGTTAACATGTATTTGGATAAACTTGTCTATCCACAACAAAAAGCTTTTGAAGAAGAATCTAAAAAGCTTGGAGACAATGGACCTGAGAGACTTGACGCTGCAAATTCTTTTGTAACTGCAAACTTTACACCAGAAGAAGCACAGTTAATTCAATATACTTTAGGAACATCTGCATTAGGCGTTGATATTTTAGAAAAAGTACAGAATCTAACTAAGTCAACTAGGGTAATGGCAGACGCAGTAGCAAAACCACAGTCTCAATTAACTCTTGCTAAAGTAAGAGAGAAGATGAAAGACCCTAAATACTTTGACCCCAGACATAAGGACCCAGCTTACATCAAGGAAGTAGATGATGACTTTGCTAGGTTGTATGGAGACGACTAGACTTTATGTCGAACGAGGATTGCCAGATCATTCCTATGAACTGGCACCTCACCTAAAACAATCAGATAAAGAGGAGCTAGCAATTATGGGCAATGACCCATTGACTTCTTTGCTTTCTCCTTTTCGTTATAGATACAGAAAAAATATAAATACGTACACAGTAATGACTGCAGACAAGGAAGTTATTGCTATGTTTGGTGTTATTCCTTTGATGAATGAAACCAAAAAAGGTGCTGTATGGTTTCTTTCTAAGCAATTTACTAGAAAACAATCACTATATTTTGCTAAAAGAAATAACAAATGGACAGATTACTTTCTATCTGACTATGATTATGTGTTTAATTTTGTACCAATTCATAATATTTCTACAATAAAGTGGTTAAAATGGCAGGGTTTTTTGTTTAAAAGAAATCATTTGCTTGTTAAAGATATTGAAATGTTGTATTTTTATAGGCAGATACAGGGTGTATCTGGAAATATACAGCCCATTATTGATGATATCGGTCCAGTATGGACAACCGAAAAAGCAGATAAGGGACAACTGTTAGAACATTAAATGATAATTTTTAAGGAGAGAGTTAAATGGCAACTCAAATTACAAATTCGTTTATTAAGCAGTTTGAATCCGAAGTCCACATGGCTTATCAAAGAATGGGTTCAAAGCTTAAGAATACGGTAAGACAAACATCAAATGTTCAAGGTAACCAAGCAAGATTCCAAAAAGTAGGAACAGGCACAGCGTCTACTAAATCTAGACACGGTGAAGTTCCAACAATGGAGTTAACACATTCTACAGTAGATGTCACATTAAGTGATTTCTATGCTGCGGATATGGTTGACAAACTTGATGAGCTAAAAACAAATATTGACGAAAGACAAATATTAGCTCAATCAGCTGCTTCGGCTCTTGGACGTAAAGTAGACCAGTTAATAATAGATGTATTAGACGCTGGCTCTAACTCAAACAACATAGTTCATGGTTCAGCGGCATTGACGCTAGCTAAAGCTTTAACAGTATATGAAGCATTTGGCGAAGCAGATATCCCTGATGACGGACAAAGATACTTTGTTGTATCACCTGCTGGTTGGGCTGACCTATTACAAATAGATCAATTCAGCAGAGCAGAATACGTAGGAGAGGGAGACTTACCATATGCTGGTGGAATGACTGCCAAGCGTTGGTTAGGTTTCTTATGGTTTACTCATTCTGGGTTATCCATTTCAAGTACAACTAGGGACTGTCACGCATATCACAACACAGCTGTTGGGATGGCTAGCGGACAGGACATTACTACTGAAATGAATTATTTACCAGAAAAAGTAAGTAATTTAATAACATCATACTTTAGTGCAGGAGCTGTCATGATTGACAACGACGGTGCTATTGAATGTCAAATAACAGAATAAGGAGGATAACATGGCTTTAGACGCAACAAACTTAAAAAAGGTAGCTGGCGCAGGCGATCAAAATCTCTTTATTTATAAGAGTACTGACGCACCAGCAACTATTGCTGGCTCAGGTTACTTTAATTCAGTAACTGCTGACTTGAAACAATTTGATATTATCTTAGCTGTAGGTACCACAGGTGGTACTGCAACTGGAGATTTATTATTTGTAACAAGTGCAACGGCAGCGACAACTGTAACGACAACTAACGGTACATAACGTACTTAGGGGCTGGGTTATTTCACTCATATTATTCCCAGCCCCGCCCAAATATTATGACAGATAGTAAATTTGATATATGTAACCAAGCCCTAGTTTTAGTAGGAGCAAACACTATCAACTCATTTAGTGAAAATACAACTGAATCCAAAGTCTGCAATCAATTATATAACATGACTTTAGAAACTATGTTAACCAGATGTAGATGGAGATTTTCAACTAAACAACAACAACTATCTAGAAAAACCGATAAACCTTTAGGAAGATTTTCTTCAGCTTATTCGTTGCCATCAGACGCTTTGGTAATGAATACAATAACTGTTTCAGATAATGTTATTCAGTATGATAGATATAACGATCAGATTTTTTGCGACGCTACATCAACTGATGTAGTAATAGCAGATTATACATTTCAACCGTCAGAAGCAGACTTTCCACCATATTTTAAATCCGCATTAGTATTTGAATTAGCTTCATTGTTTTCTGGAGCTATAGCAAGAAACGATTCATTATCTCTTTTGTATCAAAGAAAAGCACAAGGGCAACTATCTATTGCTAAATCACAAGATTCACAAGCACAAACAACAAGACGTGCAGATGTAGACAGATTTAGAAATAGAAGAAACTCTGGAAGTTTGGGGACTGTAAAAGCTAAAGTATCTTCATAATGGCAACAACAAGAATTCATCAAGCAAATTTTAGTGGAGGAGAAGTAGACCCTAATCTTATTTCACGAAACGATTTAAACGCTTATAGCAAATCATTAGATAAAGCTAGAAACGTAATATGCAGAAACCAAGGGGCAATTGAAAGGAGGGGTGGGACATTTTGGAGAGCCGATTTAGGAGCAGAATCAAGGCTTGAACCTTTCATATTTAGTGGAGAACAGGAATATATATTTGCGTTTCAAAACACAGCATTAAAAATTTATTCAACAAATGGAACATTATTACAAACTATTACAAGTTGTCCGTGGACTACGGCACAATTAAAAAATTTAAATTTATCCCAACAAGCCGATACTATGATTGTAGTAAATGAAAACTTTATTCCGTCAGTTATAAAAAGAACAGGAGCAACAACTTTTACTAGAACAGATTTTGCATTTGATACTAGTTTAAATGGAAAAATTACATATCAGCCTTACTTTAAGTTTGCTGATAATACAGTTACATTAGACGCAGATTCATCAAGTGCTGGCACAGGAGTTACAGTCACATCTAGTGCTTCATATTTTACATCTGATTATGTAGGAACAACGCTAAAAATATATGGAACAGAAGCTACGGTTACTGGATATTCTAGTGCAACTTCTATAACAGTTACATTAAAAGACGATTTATTTGTTGAACTAGATGATGACCCATTTGCTACACAACAGGGTTCTTCAACAATAAAAGTTACTCACGCAAATCATGGTTTATCTACAGGAGCTTCTATAGTTTTATCTGGTTCAGAAGATATATTTGATGATGATGGGGCTGGATTAGCACAAGGAAACATAAATGGAACAAGAACTATTACTGTGGTAGATGATAACCATTATACTTATACTGCTGGTTCAGGTGATACAGCCACAGAATCTGTAGATGGCGGGGGTGTTAGAGTTATTATAAAAACACATGCACCTACTAGAGATTGGCAAGAACAAGTTTTGTCTACTGCAAATGGTTTTCCTAAAACTGTAGCATTTCATGAACAAAGATTATTTTTTGCTGGAGTTCCATCATTACCAGATGGAATACAA